TTGCCAAGATTGGTATAAAAGATCTTATACGTTTAGGCGTTAAAATGTCTCAAACTCATTTTCGCAATCAACGTTCTGTTGTTCGGAATGCTAATAAATTACATGAGACTATTCATATTTGTGACAAATGTTCTAATCCTAGATTTTGTTGTGAATGTGAAAATTCCGTTCAATACGGTATTGAGAGAGAAAACATTTTTGATCGGGTGGCTTATTACCAATCGTGTCAGAACTTGTACATGTATAGGTTGTTCGGAGCGACGTTCTTGAATTATCCTTTTATGCGTGTAATAACGTTTTTAGTTAAGCCTAAATTTTGGTTTGAATTTATTAAGTTAAGGCTTTTTACTCTAACAGTAGTTTGTCTTTATTGGTATACTTTTCCTAGTATGTGGAAACTTGCTATGTTGATTATTGTTTATTTAATAGTCCACATATCCGTTTCCATGTTGGAGGAATTTGATCTTTGTATCAGAAATTCTTCTTTGGTTCCTGGTTATTTCTCGCAATTAGGAAATCGTGTTCGGGAAACCAATTTAATTTGGCTATTCGGCGGATGTGTGACAGTATTTGCCGCACTTAAATTCGTTAAAAGCCTCATTAAGGTTTCAAAGGTGGATTCTCATTCTGGAGTTACTCCCGAACAAGAAGAAGCTTTGAAAAGAAAATTGGCTACTGTCTCGCAGTGGGATAGAACTATTGTCACACCTCTTCCTGCTACTCAACACGCAAAATGTATCACTACCGATAGAGCCATTACCAAGGTGGCCAAGAATGTGGTTTATGTGCGATATTTAGTTCCTGGTAAAGAAGTAACCACAACAAACGGATTCTTTGTTAACAGTAATATATTGTTACTACCTAGACATAATATTCCTGATATTGATTTTCAATTGCAGATAATAAGAAATATTCCTGATGCCCCCCATAACAAGTTTATGACCAAGATTTCTCGTGAAATGATATATACTTTTCCTGGTAAAGACTTCACGCTCATTTACATTTCCAACGGAGGAGATTGGAGCGATATGCTCCCTTATTTTCCGCTTTCTGAATTTCGTGATGTGGGATTTGTTATGCCTTACCGGGCACGAGATGGAACTATTTCCACTTTTAAAGGTAAAACTTCCAATGGAAATGTTACAAATGGTTTTACAACATTCCCTGGAAGCAATTATTTCTTGAGTAAACCAACTTTTAATGGTCTATGTATGGCTCCTCTTATTAGTGATAGTGTTGCAAATATTATTCTAGGCTTTCATTTGGGCGGTGTATCCGATACTACCCGTGGATGTTCAGGACGTTTGCTTTTTAGTGAGATAAGTTCTGCTATAATAGAATTGCAAAGAATGTGTAATTTGCCGATTGCCACTTCTGAAGGTGTCCTCAGAACTTCCGTTTACGATGCCAAAGTCTATGATGGACCAAGGATAGACAAAAAGTCTCCCGTTAACTATTTTTCTCCAGACATTCCGATAGATGTCTATGGATCATGTCCGGGGGGTACCTCTTATTACACTAAAGTAGAGAAGTCTCCTATTTCAGATCTTGTAGCTTCTCATTGTGGCGATGAAAATATTTATGCTGGACCCAAATTTGGTCCAGAAACTTGGAAACCGTGGTATAAAGCTTTGGAAGGTTATAGTGATGTAGCTGTCGGCCCCTACCCTCACGTTGTGAAGTGGGCGACCGACGACTATATCAAGCCTATCATTGATTATGCTTGCCAATATCCGGCGTTCACTGATCTTAAACCTTTATCTGATCGAGAAGTTTTGAACGGTATTGAAAATGTTCGCTTTATCGACAGAATGGATCGATCTAAATCTGTTGGTTTCCCTCTATCCGGTCCTTTGTCTAACTACATGGTAGTTGATGAATTGGACGGAGGGGAAGTAATTTTGGATCAGTTATTTTGGGATGAAGTTAGGACAATGGAAGATAACGCCTTAGCCGGTGTTAGATCCTATCCTATTTTTAAGGCTTCATTAAAAGATGAAGTTACCAAGGTCACAAAGGATAAGGTGAGAGTTTTCACCGCTGCATCCTTAGCACATAAGTTGGTGCTCCGTAAGTATTTTTTGCCAATTACAACCATATTTTGTGCAGATCCTACTATTTCGGAGTGTGCCGTAGGAACCAATGCCTATGGTACCGAATGGTCTGAGTTAATAGCCCATGCCACCCAATTTGGAAAAGATCGTATTATTGCTGGAGATTTCAAAGCATATGATCAAAAACTCCCTCCTGGAATAACTAGGTCTGCCTTTTCAGTCTTTATTAGACTTGCAAAGGTACTTAGTTACAGTGAGAGAGACATCCGTATTATGGAGCATCTCGTCTCTGATGTGGTTCATGCCACAGTTGCGTATAATGGAACTCTTATAGGGTTCAATGGTTCGCAACCTTCAGGTCAAAATCTCACTGTTTTTATTAATAATATTAGCAATGGGATTCTTCACCGAGCCGCTTATTACGACTCTTATACTGGGGATAGAAGTAAAATTCCCCCTTTCCGTAGTATGGTAGGAGCGATATTTTATGGGGATGATTCCACAGGAAGTATCCACAAGAATTGCGATTGGTTTAACAACATTGTGATGTCTTCAAGAATGGATGAGTATGGGATGACCTATACTCCCCCTGATAAAGCCGGAACTCATCCGGCTTTTCGACCACACGGAGAAATTAGTTTTCTCAAGCGTGATTCTCGCTTTGATCCAGAATTTGGATATGAAGTAGGAGCACTTGAGAAAACATCTATTTATAAATCTCTCCATTGTGTGATGAAGTCGAAATTTATGTCTCCTAGTGAACTTTCTGCCACTAACATTGATAATTCCCTAAGGGAAATGTTTTTGCATGGCAGGGAAGACTATGAAGATTTTAGAACGAAGATTACCAAAGTTGCTCAAGAAGCAGAATTGGATCATCTCTGTTCGAACCTAACCAAGCCATTTGACGATTGTCT